TCGTCGCAATGCATGGAATGTAGATGTAGCCATTACCTGACATCATTGACCTGAAGCTGTCTAAATCCAGTAACTTCGAGGCATTATCTGCTCCAACATCTCGTGTTGCAGCGGTCCCTAACTGGAGCGCATTTCGGAAGGCTGATACATCAGAAATATCAGCTCCATTAGCCGATTTCTGCATAGCTCCGGAGGCTTTATTTATCGTTTCTCCCAAACCAAGGTATGTGAGAATGTCAGCAATAGTCTTTTTCCCGATAATGTCACGGCCAACAGAAGTCAAATCAGTCTGCGCAGCTGTATCATTTCCAGTGAAATACGGGAGTTTATTTGCACCGGTTTCCAGCCCAGCTAATGCCGTCAGCGTGGCATCAAGGGCCTGGAAATCCTTCCCAAAAGCGGTTCCCATTTTGGAGATAAACCCGTTCAGGTCACCATCATCAAGCACGTCCAGCCCACTTTTGTTGGCTGTGTACTGCGCAAGCGCTGCCGCAATAAAGCTGGCCTGTCGAATAACCTTATTGACTTGCGCACTGGATGCTTTCCCTGCTGTAAATCCGGATAAAAGCGCAGGCAACGCTTCCCATTCCTCCTGCGACATAACATTGGCATTTCGATCCGTTGCAAACGCTTTAAAGTCATTTTTCGCCATCAGAGTAATACTCCCCATGCTCCTACATCAAAACCACTGATGAATTCGTTATCCATATCAAAACCAAAAAATTTTGAACCTTCCGATGGGGTTTCCACAGAAGGTGTTTCAATGCCACCCGCCCATACCCCGGCTGCTTTTACTGTGAGATACCCCTGTTTAATTGCCGCAATTAACTCACGCGATACATCTGAAATATCAGTATCAGGAAAGACCCAGACCGATATCGTCATGTCCTGGTTATCGACTATCTGCATTCGTAGCCCGGATCCTGCTGTTGCCGCATCAAGAATTGCCGGAAGCGAATCATTCCGTCCGTCCCAGTTATTAATCGCAATCTTCGCTTTAAGAATGACACGATAAGTTTCATCGCTGAGATACATGTATCCTGAATCAGGATCGTATGGTCCCTGCCATACACCCTGATCATATCCAAGCCCGTCGGTATCCCAGCTGAAATAGACACCTGAGATAGGCTGGCTGACAACACGGCTACGTCCGATCCACAATCCCAGAATGTCAAGTTGCACACCAACCGCAGAGTCAATATCAAATGCAGTAATCAGCCCTCTGGTGGCAGCCGCAACATCAATAAGCGGCCGGGTCATCAGATCAACATGTGCAAGAAATTTAGGTTTGGTGGCGTGGTAGTTCGTGATTAGTTCGGTGTATTTGCTCATGACTCCACCGTTATAACGATATTTTCCGGGGTACAGGACGCAGATTCGTTGTATCTGATATCAATGTTTGATGACGACAAAGCCCCCGGGGATTTACCAATCGTCAGTTCCTGAATATCGTAATAGCGTGCATTCCCGCCACTCACCACGCCAAGATTCGCCGGTGAGTAAATGCGACTTAAAAGGACCGAATCACCAATCATCAGACTATTGATATAGTCGGAAATAGCCTGCTGGATCTGCTGCCCTATCTGTGAGGTATAACCCGTAAAAACTTTTAATTTAATCCGGGCATAAACAGGCACATCACTGGAACGCGAGAATTTGATTACATGGGGATTGCCGTATTTATCCGGAACCGTAACGGATGTTGTACCGTGAGTGGCTGTCCCCTGGCCTTTATTCCCTCTGATAGCCTGAGCAATATCCGTAACATCACCGCCATCCACAATTACAGCAACAGAGTGTGGCGGTAACCCGTTATCGTCCTCCGAACCAGTATCGTTTTCATAGAGTTTGTGGCGGGTTACACCGGTAACATTAGAAACAGCACCATCCAGTGCTTCAAATGGGGTTATTGATGGCAACGCAACACTTTGCGACTGACGGATACGTAACTCAGCATCAGTTTCTGCCGGAGAGCCAACAGTAGCCGCAGCAGGATTAGTTACCGAAACCCAGCCACGGGTTGGCGTATTAATTTCAGTGATTGTTCCAGCCAGCGCCGCCACTGCACCACTGACGGAACATGTTGCGGTCACCATCACTGTACCATCCACGCCGACCACCACTGAAACAGGCAAACGCCATATCACATTATTACTGTCTTTCACGCTGCCATTAATGATGGTTGTTCCGGCAGTTCCTGTAAGAAGCAAATCAACCGTAGAATTCGTCGCGCCTTTACGTGAAATACCATTTATTTTCACGTTACTGGTCAGTGCGGCCCCATAGCCGGTTGCCGGTGAAAAACAGTTGTAGACAGTTATCGCCATATTATTGGCATCATGAATCGCCAGCGCCATCAGAGCCACCATCTGGCCGTCTTTGCTGTCCGGTTCGAGGTAGGCATCACTGCCATAAATCTGCTGAAAATAGCTAATCAGGGTGCTGAGTATCGTCTGATAATCAGGCGCACTGATCCCCTCCGCGGTTACCTTTGCAGATAAACCGAGAGAATCAAGGTTCAGAGCCATTACGCCTCCGATGTAACAGTCGTTATTCCATAAAGAGTGTCGATTTCAGCGGAAAACATGACACGTCGGGTCGTGGTATCCACCGTCGTATTGAAAGAGAGGATTGATTTAACGCCCTGCGTTTCGAGGATGCGCTTACGGATCGCCAGGTTGTAGGTTTCCGGCTTCTGCTTACCGAGCACGGACTGGATCCACGGAGTCCCTTCGGTGGTGTCGAGAAACCATTGCCCATACCACAATTCGAATCGCGTTTTTACCGCCTGCGCCACGGCCTCCGGTGAGTTAATCAGCCAGGTGTCATCACCGCTGCCAAAGGTGTAATCGCCATCGGCGTCTTCACGTCTGTATCGCATCAGTTTACCCCATCGGTATTGCTTCCACCGCGCTGAACACCGCCATGAGTGTGCGTATCATCGATTGGCTTGCCGTTAGCCTTCACGCTACCCAAAAACTCAACAGCACCAGTGATTTTTGAAGCTACACCAGAAACAACAGACCCCACCATGCCCCCCATCCAGGTTAACAGGCCATGAATGGTTACTTTCTCAGAAAAATCAGCCAGAGGGGCAACCACATCAAGGCCCCCCGGAGCGACAATTTTAATTTTCCCGGTATCAGGATTAAGCTCAAAATAGGTGCTGCCATCGTCACTACGCAACTGTGTGGCACTGGTATTAATACCGCTAATCTTCCTAGCCTGCGACTGGGGACCGACAATACAAAACGCATCCGATAAATCATGCATTCTGTCATCAACAGGCTCCTGTATCCCGCCGTTCTGCCACCAGAAATCAATACAACGATCGGCAAAAACGACAAGACACTCATCCCCGGCTTTTACCGGAAAAGTCAACGTACAGCCTCCGCCGCGCGGAAATACCACCGGCACATCCACCAGTAGCGGGTAATTTTTGGTTACGCGGTTGCCGTCGTTGTCGGTTTCAACCGAACGAATAGCAGGCTGCACAACCGCCGTCACCGCGTCAGGATCGAATGACTGAACGATGCCAGGCAAAGCGACGCGGATCTGGTTCTTTGTGGTTTCCCGCTCGGATTTGAATGTTTCGGCAAGGTCGCCGCTGCGGGTCTGGTCAGATACTGCCATTTTGTAGGCTCCAGAAAGCAAAAAACCCGCCGGGTGGCGGGTTACTGATCAAATATCAGGATATAAATTATCAGGTGTTGGTGTTACACCTTTTTCGGCTCATCTTGATGGCAATAGTTTTTAAGAACGATTTTTGCCTCGCCATAAAAGACCAAAGCCAACAAAGTTCCAGCCAGTGACCATATAGCATTAATTCTTTTCCGGAAGGAGCCGCCAAAGGTTATGACTAAATCAGTTTTCAAAGTACGCCTCTCAAAATCCGTAGGGGAAGAGTTGATCCCTTATATCGAGGAGATCATCCCCGCTGAAGCCAGAAAAATGGGTGTAAGGGCGCGGGTAGGTGATTCAGCGCCTTCTGCATCCTCACCCGCATCAGTGATACTCGGATACATTTTTGAATTTATCCAAAACAAAGATGTTTGTTATAGCGTCGCTGCTGTTGTGGCCGCATGGATTAGAGCAAAACACAGTAAGAAGATAATCATCAAAAAAGGCGGCTACAAAATCGAAGCAAGCAACCTCACCGATGAAGAACTTTTTAAACTATTCAGTGAGGCTAAAGAAGAAATCGAAATCAAAAAGGAATGATTAAAGAAAGTGCCTGCCTTCAACCAGGCACTTTTTTACACGGGAAGGAGCCGATAATTTTCGGCGCGTCCATGCTGTTCTGCAGCAGTTGGACGTTCAGGAATCGCGTTTCGGTACCAGGACGGCGAATGTATTCAAAGCCATAATTGTTGCCATCTTTAGCAGGCATAAGCCCCATATCAATCTTAATGCCATCAGCACCAAGATTTGTAATTTTCTGCGATGTGACGCGTTCACCGTTAATCATGTCCATTTCACCCAACCTTGCAGTGATGGTGTAAGGCCCACAATAAGCAGTGTACCCGCTTGCTGATGCCCCAAATGACATAAAGGCAACAATTAAAATGGCTAAGGCTTTCAAATTTACCCCCGATTAAGCGAGTCCTGAGTGCGGAGATCCGCCGCGCCACGCGCTTCGCACATCATATCCATGTACCACGCCTGGCCCCTTGTGTCGCCAGTGTACATAATCCCGCGCACAATATAAACGCCATCCGTTGCGATGCTGGCAGGCTGCGCCGTGGTGCCGCTGAGCGTGATATTTCCGTCCGTGTTCTGGTCGGTGATCTGACCACCAGCCATCGCAATATCGTTGTTCGACAACGCGGTACGATAGACGGAAGCCTGATCCAGCTGAATGAGCCCGTTAACCCGGATGTTCGGATTAATAAGCGCGCGGACGTTTACGCCGTTACCGATAGTCTGCTGCGGCATTCCAATAAGCCCGGTAGCGCTGTTGAGCACAATCGCTTCGTGAACATATTCGTTATTCGCCACCATCTGGCGCTGACCGTCCACGAATTGCCATGTTGCGCCACATTGTCCGGCTACGTTATCCATTAGATGCCGCGTCATGCCAAAGAGTACCCGCCCCCGGGGGAATACAGTAGCAGGCATTTCAGGCGTCAGGCCTTCGGTCGCGCCTTTGGCTTCGAAGTCTTTCATCAGCGCACGGTTCACATCAGCGACCGTATAACCGGCAGCCAGCGTCTGTGAGGTTATACTGGTAGCAAAAGCCAGATCAGTATCTGCTGCCTGAATCAGGACGTAGGTATCAACCGGACTGTCTTTTCCTGTGACCGAGTAGCGAATTTCACCGCTGAAAATCAGTCCGTAGTTGCGGCCATCTCTCTGGCCCACGTCCGCCGCGTCAACTTCCCGCACCGTCCCTACGTCGCTTGCTGACACCTCCGGCGCGATACCGTCGTAACCGGCAATCAGACGCACTTTCGAAAACTCCTGCCCGGTAATTCGGTTCACAGTATCTGCCGAGAGGTTATAAATTTTGATAGTCCCTACCCGGGACGCGCTGCTGATGTTGAACCAGTCGATCGTAAAGGTGACTTTGAAATCACTTAGCTCAATTCCCTGACCGTTCCCGTCCACAAGCTGCAGCTCGAAATGTCTCATCCAGTTCTGTGACATGCTTACTCCGTTGATACCAGTAAATGGCTGCGACCGCCCAGGTCAGTTTTTGTGGGGTAATCCTGTGTGTTGTCATCACAGACCACCACCAGCTTAAAACCAAGCCCCATACAGGCGTACTGCGCCAGCAGGTCAGCACCAGTGACGAGAGGAATACCGGAGATTACCGGCTCCCCTCTGTCGTTCTGCAGGTCCATAATCCAGTACAGATCGCGCCATATGATGCTAATCCGCCAGGTGACACCACCCAGGACGATGCAGAACTGCTGGTTGTCCGCTGTCAGCGGAATTTCCTGAATTGTCATTAACCGCCCCCCAGTAATGACGCCACGTTACCCGTGATGCTTTTCAGCAGTGAAGTATCTGGAGGCTTTGTGGTTTTGTTGCCGCTGTTCTGTACCGCCGACGTGCTGGCCCCTTCCTTCATGTTGGTTTTATCCGCGACGGTAATCTGCTGTGTCCGGGAGATAATGACCTCCCTCAGGGTGAGGACGGCGGACAGGACGTTTTCGGTTGTCTTGTCCGTCGTCACTTCCAGCGCCCGGATCAACATGTTGCTGTACAGCCGTTTACCGGTTACCACATCGAAGGGGATACGGCTTTCCTGCAGACCCAGTAGCTCCTGATACGTCTGCTGAGGACTCAGGCCGAGCAGGCTGGTAGCCGTCAGGTTACTGGCAAAATCCAGCAATGCGCCGCCACCGGCGAAACCAACCTCCATCACCACTTCTGACGGTTTTTTATAGGCATGATCAGCGACAGCGGCCCCGACCTCTACCGGATGCTCTGTTATTTCAAGCATATCTGTATGCTTCTCTGAAATAACAACACTGGGAACAATCATTCCTATTTTTCTGCTCTGCTGATGAAAAAGTGTAGAGAGAATATCCACTAACCCACCCTCACCTGATTACTTCGCATGACCTGAGCATTTGCAGACTGTTGCCGACGTGCAACCTCATTACCGACAGCGTGCGGATCTCCGCCACCGTAAATGTGGTAGGTATTTTGCTGGTTAACCTCTGTCACTTTGCCACTAATTCCCGCCACGGCAGCCTTATTAATCAGCTCTCGAGAATAGATATTTCTTCCATTCTCATGCTGGATAATGCTGCTCATCAATGCTGACATGGTTTGCGGATCGCTCATATTCAGGGCAGCCCGGGGATCCACTCCCAGTCGTTGCGATACAGCCCTGATATACGCTGTTGTGTTGTTATTATCAGACGCAGGTGCCCAGGTAGAGATAATTTTCTCCACACTGTTTATTCCCCGTCCGGCGTACAGCATTAACTGACGAGCAAGAGCCCGTAATCCATCAAAGGCAGTTTCAAATCTGGCAAATCGCCCGCCCGGGCGTTCAAGAGAAGCCCCTGCCTGACCAGCAAAATTAAGGTTTCCCGGATTGTTATTCCGTTCTCCTCGTTTCGTAGCCTGTGCATATTGTTCCGGCTCAGCACCTGGAATATCTGACTGAATATTTGCGCCTTTTACGGTATGAGGATTACGACCAAAATCGGTATCAATGCCAAGCCAGCGCAATGAATCTCCAATATTTTGTTTCGTGTAATCCCAGGATGACTTCGCACTGGCACCAATATTTTCGCGATCAGAGTACAAATACGCAGCATAAGCCATCCAGCCTTTTAACCACGGCGGGACCGGCAAACCTGATATTTTCCCGAAAGCCCCCAGAACCCTGGATACCCAGACACCCGCGATGAATGTACCAAGGATTTCCAGTGCATTTTGCCAGCCGCCAACACCATCTTTTAGTTCCAGAAGGTGGTCACGAAGCCAGGTGATCGCATCCTTCGCTTTATCTATTGCCGGTTGCCATTTTTCCCAGTCGATAAGACTGTTACCGCCTTCTTTCCATGTTTTGTAGTCTTCCCACAAGAGACCGAGAGCCACGATCAGACCGGTAATCAGCCCTATAGGTGACATCCAGAAAGTAGAGTTAAGTATCCGCATGGCGACAACCAGACCGCCAATAACCTCTATCAGGGTTTTCGTTTCGGCATCCAGTTTCCCCCACCACTCGATGATATCTCCGACACCATCGACTATCCGAAATGCTACCCGCCCGACTATCTCACCCAGCCAGAGGATCCCCTTTATGACCTTTGTGATGGTGACTTCAATTTTGGGAAAATTTTCAATTATCTTTTTGCGCAGGTTATCAATCTGCCCCGCCAGTCCGTCCGCAAGATTCGATCCGATTTTGTCCCGCGCCATCCCGGCCATTTCACCGAGCGATTTCAGCGAGGTCATAAACCGGTTTGACGATAAGGCAGCCTGATCGGCATTAAATCCGATCGCTTTCACCATTTCTGAATACTGAGCGCTGAACTGCCCCACACCACGACGCATGGCCATCAGGGTATTTTCGTCAATGCCCAGCATCTGCGCATACTGGTTAGCCCGGTAATACGGCATACCGCTGAGCTTCTGGCCTACACCTGTAAAAATAGCGGCCATGTCACGCATGTTGCCGCTGGCATCACGGGTCTGTACGCCCAGGCGATTCAGAAAGCCTTCTGCTCCGGGATTGTTACGAATAAACCGGGAGAGGCTTTCCAGAGAAGATCGCGCAGCGTCCACACTGCCGCCAACCTGCGAAACCGCATAGCCAATAGACTGAATTCCCTGGACTGTCGCGCCAGTGCGCTGTGACGCCCAGTAAAGATTATCCAGACCGGAGGCGATCTTAGCCGTGAAGGCCACCACGGACAGTGCAGCTCCTTCGACGGCCAGCCCCATTTTGATGACATTTGCAGTTGTACCGGCGAGGACAGAACCGAACTTTTTCGCTCCTGCATCATCCACACTGAAGCCAAGCGAGACGAGGAAATCTTTAATAGTCTCGGCGTTCATTATCCTCTCTCCATTTTTCTACCCGGACATCGTTGTCCTCGCACATATCAAGGTAGTCATTAAGAAGCGCGATGCGACAGAGATCTACCGCACCACTGTTAAGATCTTTCTGGTCAATATGGAAGGCAAGCGCCGGACGAAGAATAAAATCTTCACCACCCGGCAGGCTATTGAAGGTTATTCCGCTGGCGGGATGGGCGTCTCTTTGGTAGGGAGTCCTTGCAAAAAATTTCCCAGCGAATCGGCGACCACCCGCGCCACCAACTGCAGCATGGTTAGCAGGTCGATATCATCGAACATCAGCTGACCGCTGTTGAATACCGGCCCCCATCCATCCATATGACGCCGCGACACCACCGCAAGACAGGGATGAATAATCGCATCGGTGTCATCTTCGGTCAGGGAAGACAGTTCCTCAGCGATACGCGGGAGCATGGTTTCAAACACCGGTTTTAACTGCTCGAATTTCACGGTGTCGATTTTGCCGTCAGCAGGCAAACGGGAGCGAATGCTCCCGAAATCTGACATCATTCCTGCCAGTACCGGCAGAAGTTTGCGGGTCACTTTCAGCTGGTCAAAAACGCTGAGTTTTGCCACGCGATATTTCACGCCTTTGATTTCGAATTCCATGTATTAAAACTCCCCGAGAACCTGGTCAATCTTGCCGCAGTCAAACACCCACGGCATCGTATTACCGGTTTTAGCGTTGGCGTTATCCGGTTGTTTCTGGAACGCAACACTGCGTGCCGTGATGATGTCGCCGCTGACCTTGTTGCGGATCACGATAACGTTATTCCCCCATGTGGCAGAAGACTGGCTCTGTGCGTTATACGCCAGCGACAATTTTTTATTTGTCGGTGATGTCTTCAGAAGGTTAACGGTTATCGTCCCGCTTTTATCTGCATGGAGACTGTGCATCACTTCGCCATCAGCACCGATGGTCATGGTGTTTTTAGGACCGCCCATCGCAACCACAATCCCCTCCTCAGAACTTGCCGAACCGTACCCGAGGTCAATCGAACCGGTCGGCCCGGTCAGCGTCGCAGTGACATCCATAAAAGAATAGGTAGACATTCACTTCCCCTTAGCGAACAACGTTAATCTGTACGTCAGCGTAATGAACCGCGCCTGCAAGTTTTATTGCAGCCTGAATCACCGGAGCCTTACGGGCTTCACGCTCTGATTGTGCCTGTTCATCCAGCGGCTGGGCGTATACGTAATAACCTTTGGGCAGCGTGTCACCTGATGACAACTGACCAAGGTCGCCACCGTTCCATACGCCCGGAGCAATCAGTCCATTCTGAACGGCCTGATCCAGTGATTTTTCAACATTTGATAACAGTCGGGTAATACCGGCTTCAGTCTGGGGAACCTTCGTGGTGCTGGTATAAAGCAGGTTATAGAGGTTGGTCTGCACATAATTCTGTAACCAGTCCAGGCCGTGGCGTTCATCAAAGAAATCGCCGTTAGCCATCACTCCCTGCTGGAGGATAGCTGTATCATTCTGGTAGTACACGAACACATTGCAGTTTTTTGCATCAAGTGCCGATGCCTGGCTGACTGTCAGTGTTTCATACCCGACACCCGGCTCCTGCTTAAACTTGAGCGTAATCGCGGTATTACTGCCATTGAAATTAACCGTGAATGCCCGGCCAAATGCAGATAACGCAGCGTATTTATTACCCGATGAATACTGAATAAAACTGCGTGAATATCCGGCGGTTTTCAGTTTTGATGCCAAATCATCGCTGGATGCAGTCTGCAGGCATTTCTCATCGCTTGTCGTAATCGCCAGAATACGGCTTACAGAAGAGGATTCGATCGCCGCAGCCACTTTCAGCCAGTCTGCATCCGGAATATCTTCATCGTCTGCAATCCCCAGCCCATACCATGAAGTATAATCGAGCATGGCATTCACAGCCTGCTCCAGCGTCTCAGGCGTGGCCTGTTCGCTGTCTCCCTTCGTTTTCACCCAACGACCAACAAAAACCTCCTGAGGTTTCGGTGATTGTGAGAAAAACACCTGCGCAGCCTTATATTCTGGTGATTCCACGCCAAAATCTTTTCCAATATCTTCCGCAGCAGAATAACGGCGAATGCGCTCACTTACCGGAATGATTGTGGATGGGCCGAGAATGAGTAATGCACCAAAATTTCGCCCTGATGCTGCACGCGGCGACATGATCACATCAACATTAACAACGTTTGATACAGGCAAGCCCTGTGCCATAGCTTAATCTCCGAAAAAGATGACTGGTGCTTCCACCAGCGATTTAATACCGTACTCGCGCACAACCTTCCGGCGCAGGCGCACCGTCATATCGTAGCGGCGGACCCATTGCTGATTAATAAGTTCAGGGAAGGGAGTCAGACCTGTGTAATCGCCAAGAGACAGCCCCAGCGCATTCAGTGCTGCGTTGTTCTGCGGTACAGATATACCGTCACGAAACCGGGACGCATACACCATCCCTGCCGGACCATAAAACGAAGCCATACACTCAATCGTTTCATGCCGCCAGAGCTGAGAGCCATCATCGGTCTGTCTGGTGAATGCCGGACTGTCATCACCTGACCATCCGATAACCCCAAACGCACACCAGTTCGTTTCAGCCGGTAGCAGTGGCGGTTGCTCTTTCTGCCAGCGCGGACGAACCATCCCGGCAGACAGACCGGAAACGTTACGCATCCACTGGCTTAACAGCCTGTCGAGCGCTTCGTCATAATCCGGATCGCCACTGGTTGGTATTAACCATCCGCGCTCTGTACTGGTGTTATTGCTCAACCGGAGTTCCCCCATCAAACGGCATCAACTCACAATGCGCCTGAACGAATCCGGCCCCATAAGCTGTATACGGGTCGACGAAGGTCACACGATAATCACGGCCCTGATACGTCACGATATCGGCATCACGGCCAGTCTGTCCCTGTGTCAGTCGCTCAGTCGTCACAATCAGAATTGCACCACTGATTACCTGCCCTGCCTGCATACGGCGGTTTTCCAGAGAGCGATCAACAGTTACGACTCCGGCAAACTGCTTTTTAACTTCACTGTCGCTGCCGATCCCGTCCTCATCCACCGTTTGCACTCGGCGTGTTACCCACAAATTGAAGTCGCAAAAATCGGGGTCAAAAAGCACATCTGTTACATCAAGAGTCGGCATCTTTATCCCTCACAACATGGGTAATAGCTCTGCGATATTGCCCGGTGTCAATTAATGGTTTCGCCAGATCGGTTCCGGGAGATTCGCCAGCAACACGCCGGGCAAGTTCCAGTGTTGCCCCCTTGCGCCCCCGACGAGCCCGGGCTTCAACAGTACTGTCAGCAAGCGGCGTAAAGCCGGTAATGGTCATGTAACGCCTGACGCCATTAACGGCCAGCGTTCCGGCACGGTTGAGTGCGCTTTCTGCTCCCGCAGCATTACCATCAAGTGCAGCCTGCGCCGCGGTTTTGAGCTGCGGCACCGTCAGCTCTTCTGCCGATTTAACGCCGGGGACCAGGTGAGGTCGTGGCGGGATGTTCTGCTCTGGTGAGCCGTATTCGTTGAGGTAACCGATCCCGGCATTACCAAACGGAACATCCTCACGCTCGCTGTCTGCTTCCGGGATACCCACCAGCACTTCTTTTTTACTGATGGATTTGAGCGCATCCAGAATGGCCTGAGCGTTATCCACCCTCGTTGTTACACCGCTTTTGAAGCTCATAGCTGGCGACCGCCTGCGCCAAACATCGTGATCAACTGATAAAATTCAGCGCCATATCGGGTGTTATTCCAGAAGCCTGCGTCAGGGTTTAGCGTCGCGCTGGTGTCATAGCTGACGCTTACCTTATCCACGGACTTTGAGGACTGAACACCATTGGTTGAACCGCCCGGCCCGCCAGCCAGCATCGCCCGGCTGTCTGCCGCCCAGAGCGTCATGTAGTGTGCAACGAACAACTCGGCAAAGTACGGAAACAACTTTTTTCCGGTGACGTTTTCGCTCAGCAGCACATCGGCCAGGTTCAGACGAAACTGGATTTGCGCTTCGGGATATTTGGCAGGGTCAGCAAACTGCGGGAAGTCGCGGCGAAAATCACTTACCGCTGGCAGACTTTGATTCTTTGGCATTTTTTACCTCGTTACGCGCGTCTGTGGCTTTGCCAACGGATACTTCAGCGTGCGCACGAGTGAACCAGTGCGTGGCAACGTCTTCCTCCACAGCATGACGGCCTTTAACAAACTCGCGCCGAGAACCGTCGGGAAGCGTGAGCACAAACGGGGTATGTACGTGTATTACTGCATCATTTTTTGCCATCGGGTCATCCTTAATGGCCCCGCCAGGGGGGGGGCCATGTGGCTGTTAAATGCCATCAACGTACGAAATGGTTTCTTTGTACACTGGCTCGACTGCACCCAGCTTGCCGTAGTAAGTGACGATCTGATACAGACCGCGATACTGCACCGGCACGCTCTGAAGCGGAACCAGCGGGTAGCGGACGTATTTTTTATCGTTGGTGTACGCAACCATGCGATCCTTATTCCCCACACCACGGCCTTTCAGCCATTTAACCGCGCGGATATTCAGCGGAACACCGTTCTGGTGATAGCTGATGGTGTTGGTCTGAAGGTACGTCAACAGGGACTGGTTACCCGCAGATGAAACGATGATGCTGGACAACAGAGCAAACTGCTCAGGCGGGATCAGCAAATCACGCGGAACCACAGAGTAACCGGAAGCGGCCCACGCATCAGACAGCACCTGGTTAATGCTTGCGCGGATTTCGTCCGGTGTTGAGGTTGCCCACGTTTTGGCAGCGTTGTTGACAGGAACACCGTTCAGGGTAACAAGGCCTTTCAGGTTTAATGCTGAATCGCCAACATATACCTGTTCATCGTTATCCATCTGCCATTTCAGTTGCATCCCGTCATACTTCTGCGTATCGATCGGGCGTCCGACCTGCTGAGCAGCCTGCAATTCTATGACCGTCCAGCCAAGTTCCATCCCCCACAGGTTCAGCGGGTTACCGGATTTGCCGATATCCACGTTCACGCCAGCAATAGCGGTTGAGTCTTTGCCTACCCAGTTTTTGCCATTCGGATTTGCACCAGTACCCGCAGCGGCGAAGCTGGTATTCGTCCAGCTGGAAATGTCATCTGCGATAGAGACATCTTCACGCAACTGAATATCGCGGGTCCAGGTGTACCCCACCAGTGGCAGGTTCAGCGTCTGGTCGAGTCGCTCCAGCTCCCCGATGAGAAAGGCACCAGAGCTGTCAACGGTTGCCTGATCAAAAGTAATCATTCGTCTGTTCCTTAAATCTTCCAGGAAATTTCTGCATTGCCGTCAGCATCACCGGCACCTGTGAATTCAGCGTTGGTCAGCACCACATTTTTGCCACTGACTGACGTGGACATGAATCCACCCAGCGGCACTTTGATGGATTCACCAGTGGAGACGACAACGTATACCGGGTCGCCTTTTTTGATGGTGCTGGCATCAAAATCAGAACCGAGATTAACGGTCACGTAGCCACGCTTCATGGCGTCACCCGGGAAGTTCTTGCCACTCCCCACCTGGCGAACCATGTCCGGCTGAGAAGTGGTCGGATAAGGGCGCACGTAGATCCCCTTCACCTTGTCGGCGGTGTCACCGTCCGCCAGCGGCACGAAAAAGCCGTCAGCGTCATATTTGCCAGCCAGACCATAGGCAGCGAAGGCGTTAGCGGATTTAAGGATCACCGGTTCGACGGTTAAGTCCTGCGGGCGAGAGATAGCCCCGGCAATGCCAACAGGCATCCGGTACAGATATGCAGTCATTGGATTATCCTTTGCGGTTAGACCAGAAGTCGGCGTTTTGTTTGTTCAGGGAAGCGATGCTGGTCATGCCCATATTTGGACGTTGTGCATCGCCCGTGGTGCTGCGGGTGTTTCGCCCTTTGGCAATCTCAGACACGGCGTTAAACGCCATATCTACCGATTGCTTGGGCAATTTGCGGATATCCGCATCACCGACAACCTGGCGAACCAGTGTTTTGTCAGCGGCAGCCAGCACATCACGTTTGAACGCGGTCGGTTTCACCTTACGGCTCAGATCGATACCCGGGACGATAACCTCGGCACGATAGGCAGAGTCACCGGTAATCGTGGTTTCCTCTTCGTCGTCCTCGCCATCGCCGGTCGGATCTTTTTTGTCTTTTTCGTCAGGCTTATTGTCGTTATCGCACGTCGCATTTCCTTCCAGCTTAGCCAGCAGGGCTTTGAGCAAGGTTTTGATATCGTCCTCGCCGTCGCCGGTTGGACCTCCGCACATCTCTGGTGCTTTGTCCGGTAGCGGTTGCTGCGGGGACAGGTTGATGTTGAGATTAACGCCCTGCGGCAAATCCCCCTCATCTCCTGTAACCGATGCGGGAGCCGACTCCACCAGTTCGTTCATGGTGTCAGCGTCACCCGTTTTGATGACCGTGCGCATGCGGGTCCACCAGCTTTTCTTTTGATTTGCCATTGTGTCTCTGTCTCCAATTGCACAACGATTTCCGGCTCTGCCTTTAGGGACAAGAGCCACATGGTTTCCGGTAATATCGACCTGCTCAGCTTTACCTAGCTCGGTCTGCTCGTACTCCGCGTCATAGCCGCACGACACTTCGCGCAGGCCATCTTCGATAAGCTGAATGGCGTTTTCGTCTTTGACGATAAGGTCAGCCAGCATCAAATCAGACTGCTTACCCGTCCCGCGCCGGACATTCTGGAGGTGCCCGACAGCAAGCTCTTTCCAGTTCTCGGGATTTACCAGCCGCACATTCCCGTTTTCATCTTCAGGATGCAGAATCGTGATGCTCATCCCTTCGAATGAGGCAAGCGTGGCCGGATGGAATACCTGCTCAGGAGAACGCGTGACGACTATTTCACCGAACTTATCGGGTTTCAGTTTTGGCAGGTCATCAGCACCATAGAGCTGCTTACCTGTTCGTCCTATCGGCACGTCTCTGCACAGCAACGAGCCGTCAGCCAGCTGATAGCGGGTTTCCCCCAGCCGGGTATTGAAAAAATATTTCATGTGTTACCTGCGATTCAGGCGGGATAAGATTGGGAGGTGGGAAAAACGATTTCTTTATAACAGCGACAATTCGGGAGCTCGCCAGCGTGGCCTGTCATGCCGTCAAGCGTTGGAGGTTTGCCCCATTCGACAAATTTACCTTCCATTTCCCGATGAGAATGCCTGACGTCACCATCTTCGGCTGTACGCCAGATATAACCATTCGAACCAATTGACAGCGCACGCGCCTGATCCAGCGCGCCGGTTGCACGTCCAAGTTCAGTACGGGCAATCAGGTCAGCTCTGGACTTTGCTATATCACCCGATGCGGCTATTTCTTTAGCAAAATATTCTGCTCTCCCACCGGTCACAACAGCTTCTGTCGCCCGATTCTGGATGTCGTACACCCTGTCAGCCGCCTCGAGGGGGAGCGATTTGATGTACTTGACCTGTTCGGCGATGATGGATTGCATCACCTGGCCCACAGGAGCGCTTTCCACAAGATTGCGGAGCTCGCGACTGATGTTCTTGCTGTGTTGCCGCCAAACTTTCTCGTTCTGCCGGGTTAGGTCCGCAGTAAAGTTTTCCGCGACCTTTGTCGCCCAGGGGGTGATGATTTCACTGTAGCGTTCCAGCGCCTCAATAATTTCCGTGATACTGTCATTTGAACCATCGTAGCGACCATTTACGATGTCTCCGACCGCCCGCGCTATCTGCCGTAGGCTCGTTCGATATCGGATCTCCGCCTGGCGGCTCTGGCGGTTTGTCGTCAAGTTCGCCGATGCCTGGCGGCGCTTCGTCTTCGGCATTCTCGATATCCTCGTCGGTAATAGATGCCCCGATGCCGGTTACGTCAGAATTTTCGCGCAAATCAGTCATAGCGGCTTTCAGTGTCATCAGACCATCACCCAGCGCCGTACTGATTGCGTTGGTAGTGTTTAACGCCACCGTTGAGCGATCGACATCAGACATTTGCCAGAGCGGGTTAAACTCAAACGTGAAATCGTCCGGCAGCGGCTTGCCAAGCTCCGAACGATGCATGATGTCCAGTATCCGCCGCACCGGAAGACGTAAACGCCTCTCCTGTAACGAGCTTACCCGGTCGTAATAGTTGGCAAGGTCTGCATCGCCGGTAGAAAATCCTTTCGGGGACTGTCCGAACAACCGCACCAGTGGGATACCAACAGCGCCACTAATCTGTTCTGCAAACTGCGAAAGGATGTCATCCAGACCACTGAAGCTGTACTGATGGGTTTCAAACTTATCCCGCGAGTCCATGAGCGTCATGCCTTCATTGCTCTGGAACTGTCGAATCAGGTCGATATTCTTCAGCAACGCTTCATACGCAGGACCACCAAGTGCGATAAGCTCGCGTAGCTTCTCCACGCTGTAGGTACGCAAATGCGCCTTGTAGACCAGCTGCGCCGCGCCGACAGTAGCGCTGTCGAACGCGGTAAGACGATCCCAGATACGCTCTACAACCGACATTCCCCATTCGTTCTCGGTCATCTTCTGCTGGAATGGCAGCGTGACGCCATCAAAGCGAATCAGACGACTGTGATGAATGCGCCAGGCAGGAATTCCCGTTGCTGTGGTCACCACATCGTAAAACTCAGGTTTACCCAGGTCCGGCCCCATATCTTTAATGCGGCGGGTCAGCACTGGGTTAATCATCCAGCGGTCGAGCGGGAGAATGCCCTTAAACTTGCCTTCTCCAATGGTTTCGGGTCGCAGCGGGGTCATTGGTGCCTGCCCCTCAATCATGATGAAACCCACCGCGCCGCCGTAGAGGCGCGACCATTTCAGCACGTCATTCAGCGCATCCCAGATTTGCAGCTCATCCAGTTGTGATTCGAGAATGCCACGATCTTTTGCATCAATTTCCGAAGTGATGCGAATGCCTTTGCGGGTCATATCATCCGGGATAGCATCGACTGCTTCGCCGATAATCCAGGATGAACGATAGGACCATTCCACCAGCATGCGGTTACGACTGGTGAAATTAGCCCGGTAGGTGGATGCTGAGTGCTGGTTAGGTGTCTGCATCCCTACGCGGGCAATAAAATTCTCATAACCATCAGCTGTGGCCTGCGCAGTTCGCCGCAGGGCTTGTTTGTTTCGTGCCATCAGGCCTGTCTCCCTAGCAGCTCCCAGATGTCCAGGGCTGAATTCATTGGGGCATAGTTGATCATCACCGAGTCAGCAAGGTTTGGTGATCGGGTTCCATCAGGCTGTTTATCAATAACGATTTTTCCCACACCATTAATGGAATAGGTCGGCTGCGAAAGCTCGATGATGAGTTTATCTTTGAGTGCCATGCTACTGCTGATTGAGATGATTTCGTCTGGGTTGTAAGCCATACCTTCAACCACGGCGCGCCAGGTATTCTGAAAAAGTTTACGTAACCGCCACCAGCTCTGGGCTTTGGCGTTAGCGAAGAAGTCCTTGTTCAGACGTGCGGCTTGCCCGTTGTCCCCGCGAACAGCTTCATCATCCGGATCAAATACCGCGCCACTACCTCGAAACGGTGTAGCGAGTATTGACGGTCGGCGCGCAGCGTTACGCAGTTCGTTGATAGCGCGTGCATCGCCGCGAACGCCAGCGCCCAGCCCGTCCTCGTCAAAGCGAAACTCATCAAGATTGTCCTGTTCGCAAAAGCCGAAGACCTTCTCGACGGACTGATAAATGTCGCTGCCCACCCCGGACCATTCCCGCACATTCTCCAGGAGGAAGCCATGACGGGTGGAAAAGGCATTTTTGTCCCTGCCTTCGTCGGCGACATCCATCGCGCCAAGTCGTTTGCCTGTTGGCTGGATACCCAGTTTGATATGCGCATCAACGGCAGCCTGTACCCATTCGGATGGAATCAGGACGCCTTCCGCTGATGCGCTGTAGTTCAGATCAAGTTCCTGTGCCACCACCACCGGATTATCGATTTTCTCGCATTCCCTGCGATACCACTCTTCATCCTTGCGAGGATCATCCCGCCAGTGGAATGTGAATACCGGTATCTTCCCGCCATGACGCTTCTGAGCGAACGGGTTCGCCATGCCGTTAACTGAACTCAGGTCAATACGGCAACGCGTCGTTTGTGACAACGCCGCATCAATCAGCAGAGGACGCTGAAGGAATGCAGCCTCATCAACCAGATAAAGCGTGGTACGGTCACCACGACCAATATTATCGCCAGCCTCGCCTTTGATAACGGCACCAGTTTCAGGAAACTCAACACGCATATATGGCGCGTGCTTCTTCTCGCTCCACGAACCGCGAAACTCTACAGGTAGTGTTTCCACGAACTTGCGCGCCTTCCAGAACAATGCTTTCGGGTCACCGGTGCTGTCGACGTATTCCTCTTTACGGGAGCCGAAACCGATAACCATTTCTTTGTTGAAGAGACAAAGCGAGCAGGCCAGTCCGATCGCGGTCCAACTGAGCCCCATTTCACGGGATTTTTCGGTAATACCATTCTCCCGATTGCCCCAGCGTTCCATAATCCAGTGGATCCACTCCTCCTGCTTAGGGAAGAGTAAAAACGGAATGGTCACCGGCAGGCCATAATCAATATTACGCGGGTCCGTTGTCATGCCCCAGTCGATGATGAACTGAGCCGGGTTGGTTCGGTAAAACTGTTTTAGTGCTGGCAATATTTCAGGGTTCTGGCGAATGCGCTGTAAGCGTTCCATCCGCCATTCAAAAACCATCTGGTAATCAGGGTTTCTGAAATCGAATTTAAACGGAAGAGGCATGATCACCCCATCATTTTGCGGTAAATCTCTGCGGCCTGATCTGCGGTGAGATTGGTTGTCTCGGTCTTGATCGGTCCACCCTCCGCGCCAGTCAGTTCGGTTTTCTTAGGTGCTTCCCACCCCTGCAATTCAGCCAACTGCTTTATTGCTGCTTTCGGGTCGTGCATCTTCAATTTGATACCATCTTTCCCTGAGGTCAGTTCTGATACTGCGCTCATCGCGTCAGGGTCCTGAAGGGAAGAATCCTTGAAGCTCCAGACGGCTTGATAGACAGGATTCCCGTCTTCATCCTCCCCCACGATGCTATTACTAAACTCGGCGATATCGGCGATTGAAGCACGGCCTATTTTAGACAAACGCTTAAGAGCTTCTTCGCGGGTCATGATGGCCTCATCGATGATTTCACGCTGAACAGACTTAATGAACGCCTGAACGTCGCAATTTGTCGCAATTACGTGCGCAGCTTTGCGGAGGTTGTCGCCCTTCGCTTTCCCTCCGGCTTTGCGGTAAGCCTCTGTCTGATTCTTGCCCTTGATAATGGCTAAGCTGAATCTTTTCTGAAGCGGAGTCAGCACATCGAAAAGGCGCTGCTGTTCTGCCGTTAGCTTTTTCGATGCCATGATGGTTTCCACAAGTTGTTAACATTATCGAAGCCCCTTATCAAAGGAGCTTCTGTAATGTCAGTCCCGAACGAACGTAACCTTCGTGTTTGTCGCTCGCCGTACAAGGCGCGCCGCTTCGCGTTGCATTTCATCGATAACTTTTGGCGTCATCGGCTGATGCGCATATTTACGTTCAATCTCTGCAAAAATCCCGTTCATCGTTTCGCTGTCTGGTGGGATAACTTCAACGTTTAATCGTGCCATTGGTTTGTGCTGCCCTGTTTTTCTCAAAAGTCCTGATATCGGCCTTATCCCTGTTGCACTGTGCTAACGCTGACAACAACGCAACATTCAGGTTAAGGCTGGCTCCCCACGTAAACGGGTCGGGTAAATCTGGCTGGGGTGTTTCATCCGTCAGACTGGCTGGTAACGGAACGACCGGCACCGACACGTATACCGTTCGCGTATTCGTGCAACCGCTTAACTGCGCCAGAAGGAACGATACGAACAGCACAATCATCATCCGCAACAGCCACTTTGATATCTTCCTGGGTTCTCTGTGACTCCAGTGCGATCTGCTGTTTTGCATGCTGGTTAGCCTCTATAACTGTATTGATGATTTGCAGTGATTGCAGGACGTTACTGGTAATGGCTGTTGCAGATTCAGCATTTCGTACAGCCTCATCAGCACGCTCCTTTTCGTGTTGATATTTGCTGTAGTAATGCCCGGCAGACCAGATAAAAGAACCGATGACGGTAACAAAAAAGGCAACAATAACCAGCTTATATCTCAGCTTCATTTACCACCCCACCAGCTTCTTTAAATCGGGAAATCAGGTCACCGATTCTATGTTCATACTGACCGTAACCTGCACCAGGTAACGACGCCCAGATATTGCTGCAACGATCGATAGCCTGACGGATATCACCGCGATCAATCATCGGTAAAGCGCCACGCTCTTTAATCTGCTGCAATGCCACTGCGTCCTGGCTTTTGGGGGAGAAGTCTTTCAATCCAAGCTGCTTACGATAGGCATCCCACCAACGGGAAAGAAGCTGGTAACGGCCTGCAGCTGTTGATTTGAGTCTTGGGTTTAGCGTGACAAGTTTGCGAGGGTGATCTGAGTAATCAGTGAATAGCTCTCCTCCTACAATGACGTCATAACCATGATTTCTGGTTTTTTGACGTCCGTTATCAGTTCCTTCTGACCACGCCAGCATATCGAGAAACGCCTTACGTTGATTATTGATTTCCACCATCTTCTACTCCGGCTTTTTTAGCAGCGAAGCGTTTGATAAGCGAACCAATCGAGTCAGTACCGATGTAGCCGATGAACACGCTCGTTATATAAGCGAGATTGCTACTTAGTCCGGCGAAGTCGAGAAGGTCACGAATGAACCAGGCGATAATGGCACACATCGTTGCGTCGATTACTGTTTTTGTAAACGCACCGCCATTATATCTGCCGCGAAGGTACGCCATTGCAAACGCAAGGATTGCCCCGATGCCTTGTTCCTTTGCCGCGAGAATCGCGGCTAACAGGTCATGTTTTTCTGGCATCTTCATGTCTTACCCCCAAAAAGGGGATTTGCTCTATTTAATGAGGAATAAGGTCGATTACTGATAGAACAAATCCAGGCTACTGTGTTTAGTAATCAGATTTGTTCGTGACCGATATGCACGGGCAAAACGGCAGGAGGTTGTTACCGCGACCTCCTGCCACCCGCTTTCACGAAGGTCATGTGTAGAAGGCCGCAGCGTAACTATCACTGATGAATTCAGGATAGCCAGTGGCTACGGCTCAGTTATGGTGCTGGTTAACGGACTTGAACCGCTACCCATTCGCTTACAAGGCGACTGCTCTACCATTGGAGCTAAACCAGCATATTTGGCGGGACAGCGTGGACTCGAACCACGATAAGAAGGTTAACAGCCTTCCGTAATGACCTTTATACGACTGACCCAAATAAAAAAAGCCACCGTTGCAACTTAAGAGTCACTAACGGCAGCTTATGCCAATAGTGTTGCTCATTTGCTCAATGATGTCAACACGTTCTATGCTACATGTTTAATTTTCTCTACACGTTTCCGATTTTTAAACGCACTATCCAGAACCGGGTAAATCATAAACAACGAGGCATTAAGGATTTCGTCAACTTCCCGTCGACAGGTTGCGAGCGATGGTTTTTGAATGCGCCCGCCGCCACGGCATAACATCTTGCGAGGTCTTGCGACGCGATGATAGTAAGATGCAATGGCGTGCTTGGAAGAGCCATGAGCGTAGTAGCTGAGGAGGATTCCAAAGGCTTTCTTGTCAATGTACATGACGGAATCGACGACCTGAGAAATCAACATTCCATCATCATCATTACACATTGGCCTTGTCATAACTCTTCCCGGCTCTACGCTCTCCATGAACTTCGCTATTACGCTGCTCATGCGCTTTTCCAGACGACCTGAATAAACCCATGCGCCCCACAGTTCAAGCCAGCCATTCAGCCACTCATGCTGTTCTTTGGTGAGGTTTAGTTCTCTTATGCCTACGCGTCTTCGCGCTGGTTTAGCCATCGTCTTCTTCCTCGTACATTGAGCTATTCGGATCGCTCATCAGTTCTGCGCAGCAATCTGAGCACACGTGAACTTCCAGCACATGCAGCTTCTGACCGCAGTTAGCGCACGTTAAAGCCCGCTCGACGCTTTCTTTCTGGTATTGAAGGGATTGGGATGGGCTAAGCATGGCTTTCACCATTAAAAAGTCGCTTGTAAGCATCAATGTCTCGTTTTGCTTCACCAAGCTTTCGTCTTAATTCCATATTTTCTGATTCAAGCTTTTCCATGTCTTGTTGGTATCGATCGCGGTGTTCTTTCCATGCTTTTTGATACGCCTTCATGTATGTCATGTTGGCCTTTCTCTTTGCCTGACGAACTGCGTGGTGGTTTTTCACAAACCAGTCAGGGTCGTTAAATGCTGCTCTGGCGCATGTATACCAATAATTTGTTGCCTCCATGTTTAGCCAATAAATACTGATAAATGGCAACCGGATAGACACCATTTTTCGTTGTGACTCTTTCTCGCCAAACATGTGGCCTTTTTTGATGCTAAGTCCAAATCCAGGTTGAATTAAAAGCATTGTCATTTCCTCGCACGATGTCTTAGCCACCGGATATCCCACAGGTGAGCCGTGTAGTTGAAGGTTTTTACGTCAGATTCTTTTGGGATTGGCTTGGGTTTATTTCTGGAGCGTTTCGTTGGAAGGTATTTGCAGTTTTCGCAGATGATGTCGGTGATGCTTCGTCGCTGTCGCCTCATGCCGCCCTCCTGACGCCCTGCCCGATCGCCATCAATGCCGCTTTGGATACGGTAGTAAACATCCGTCGAGGACTGATGAACGGCCGCCAAATCAGCAGCATGGAGCCTTTGCTGTTTCCCTTCTTCTCCAGCCCCGTCGATGGTTCGATAAAATTAATCCGTCCATCAGTGATAATGCGAACTTCGTCGACACTCTCCAGAGCCTTGCTGAACCATCCGACAGACATATCCTCTGGCACAAGCATCACTACCGTCTGTCGCTGTTGTATGCACTGCTCAGCGGCTTTTTCCACCCACGGCCTGATATTGCTGTACGGTGGGTTATTCCAGATTGCACCGTGGCTTATCCACTCAGAATTTAGCGCGTCGTCGGCCTCAGTTAACCAGTGAGCGCACAGAGCATTTTTGTCGCTCGCTGCCGAATCCAGCCAGAATCCAAACTCAATATCCAGTGCATCAAAAAGCCAAAGCGGCGTTTGCCAGCAGTCCTTGTCGTGTGCTGGCGTATTTGATTTGATAGTCATGCAGCCCGATCTCCCCATCGCGCTTTCCATTCGAGAGCTAGTCGCGCTTCGTCTGACCACTTAACGCCACGCTCTGTACCGAATGCCTGTATAAGCTCTAATAGCTCCGCAAATTCGCTTACACGCATCCTGCTGGTTGACTGGCCTATTACCACAAAGCCATTCCCGGCAAGGTTAGGAACAACGTCCTGCTGCTTTAATGCTGCTGTAAAAACGCACTTCCAGCTTTCTGCATCCAGCCAGCGACCATGCCATTCAACCTGACGAGAGACGTCACCAAGGCAAGCCCAAAGCTTTCGATTCTGGTCTAAGCTGCGGTTGCGTTCCTGAATGGTTACTACGATTGGTTTGGTTGGGTCTGGAAGGATTTGCTGGATAGCTTGAATGGCGTTCTGCTGATGTGCTGGAGATCGAATTTCAAAGGTTAGTTTTTTCATGACTTCCCTCTCCCCCAAATAAAAAGGCCTGAACCGCCCCGGGAATCCTGGAGACTAAACTCCCTGAGAAAGAGGTAAACAGGATGACTAAAAATACTCATTTTTCCCCCGAAGGCCGTCAGAGGGCGATTCGTATGGTTCTGGAAAGTCAGGGCGAATATGGCTCACAGTGGGCGGCAATTT